CAAGGGTAAGTTGATGTAATTATGGCGATCACACCAGGATTTAAGACAAACGCCGAAGGCGAAGAGGAATACATCGACAAGGGTGCGGTAACTACTCCGCAATACAACCCAACAGTAGATGCGAAGTATGCAAAGGCTAAGGCAGAGGCAGATAAAGCCGACTATGTTGAATGGCCTACTGAAGTACACGGTTTGGAGTACTAATGCCTAAACCAACCCCACTTGGAGAAGGCGGAGGCGGCGCTAAGGGCCTTGGCAGTCGTGGTTCTATTGATAGAACAGTTATTAAAATTAGCCCGTCGCTTAACTCAGAAAAAAATCCAAGTTACAAAGTAAGCGAAAACGTTAAGGTCGTTCCTTCAAAAACAAACAATTCAGGAAGAATGGTTGTTAATGAAGGCGCACGCCAAGCGGCAAGACAAAATGCCAAAGGAACTCAAAAGGGCCACGCTGTCACAGGCAAAGACAACTACACCCGCCCCATTAAGTAAGGATTACAATGCTATCAATTAGAGATATTACCGCCAAGGTATCTCGTCTACAGACCCAGTACGCACAGCGTGATGGTCGTATGCGTGACGTCCTATCGGTACGTCAGGGAGACATCTCCAAGGTCTACCCTGCTATGTTCAACGAAGAGTACTCAAAGCCTCTCGTTGCTAACATCATTGACGTATCTGCGCGTGATCTTGCTGAAGCGATGGCACCACTTCCTTCATTTAACTGTTCCGCAGCTAATATGGTTTCCGATGCGGCCCGCAAGGCAGCAGACCTACGTGGCCGTATCGCAAACTATTATGTAGATCGCTCAGAACTAGGCGTACAGATGTACACCGGTGCTGATTGGTATAACACATACGGTCAGTTGATTGCACGTGTGGAGTTGGATTACGAAGGCAAGCAGCCAATGATCCAACTTATCAACCCATTCGGTGCATATCCTGAGATTGACCGCTTTGGTCGTTGCCTATCTTTGACTCAGATTGTTGGTATGGATGCACAGACACTTGCATCTATGTACCCAGAGTTTGCAGACCAGATTATGGATAAGAACCAGTACCAACCAGGTTCCCCATATCTATCTATGGTCCGTTATCACGACAAGGATCAGGACACTATCTACCTTCCTGACCGTAAGAACCTAGTTCTCGCACGTACACCTAACCCAATCGGTGAGTGTATGGTCCGTGTTGCTATGCGTCCATCTATCGATGGCCAAGCACGTGGTCAGTTTGACGATGTACTAGGCGTTCAGCTTGCACGAGCACGCTTTGCAGTACTCCAGATTCAAGCAGCAGAGAAGTCTATCCAGGCTCCTATTGCTATCCCACAAGATGTACAGGAATTGGCCCTTGGTCCAGATTCCATTATGCGTTCATCTAACCCACAGGCTATTCGCCGTGTACCACTAGAACTACCAGCAGGTGTATTCCAAGAGTCCGGTGTCCTTGAGCGCGAACTTCGTCTAGGTTCCCGCTACCCAGAGACACGTTCTGGAAACATTGACGCATCTGTCGTTACAGGTCGTGGTGTTCAGGCGCTTCAGGCTGGCTTTGATACACAGATCAAGGCAGCACAAGGACAGTTTGCACGCCTCTTTGTAGAACTTATTGCTATCTGCTTTAAGGTAGATGAGAAAATCTTTGGTAACACTATCAAGGAGATTCGTGGTATCGATGACGGTACACCTTATACACTTAAGTACAACCCTGCTAAGGCTATCAACGGTGACTACACAGTAGATGTCCGTTACGGCATTATGTCTGGTATGAACCCAAACAACGCAACCGTTGCACTATTGCAGATGCGTAGCGACAAGTTGGTATCACGTGACTATGTACGTCGTGAACTTCCTATTGAGATCAACGTAACTCAGGAAGAGCAGAAGGTTGATATTGAAGAGATGCGCGATGCACTCCGTGCAGCTATCTCACAGACCGCGCTTGCAATCCCTCAGATGGTTGCACAAGGTCAAGACCCAATGAAGATCATCACCTCATTTGCTGAGATGATTAAGAATCGTCAAAAGGGTATGACAATCGAATCAGTTGTGGAGAAGGCGTTTACGCCAGAACCTCAGCCTGAGATGCCAGCGATGGCACCTCAAGCCCCAGAAGCAGGAATGGCTCCCGCCCCTGCCTCGCAGCCAAGTATGGAACAACCTGGCGGTGCAGCCCCTGCTCCTGGCGGAAAACCTGATATTGCATCATTGCTCGCTTCAATCGGCGGCGCGGCATAACTCTAAGGGGGTGAAAAATGCGAAAAGGAACACACGCACCAGCTTCAATGTCAAAGCCAACTGAAGGCGCGATGGGAGCTACAACTAAGGTGACAACAGGCAAGGTAGAGCAGCCATATACAGCGGCAGCACGTCCAGGCAAGAAGGTAAAGAAGTAAATAATATTAGATGGGAGGACCGGGCGTGAGACACGATCATAATAACGAGGTACCACGTCCGGTTCGTCCCGCTGATATACTGGTGATGTTTACAGAGTTCGTATATAACGTCAGCCAGAGTTTTACAGGATTGTTTGAATCCCTATACGAACTATCAATTTACCATTCCAACCGAACCACTAAGGTCAACAAAATATGGAATGAGTTTGCACAAGATTTAGAAACTATTCAGGAGGATACAGATGGCGCTTGAAGACGCTAAGAACCCAGTAAAGGGTGTATCAGGTCCTGGCAAGTTTGCCAAGCGTACTGATCTTGAGTATCAGTCACAGGCTTATGGTGATGGTGTGCAGTACGCCGCTGATAAGGCAGGCGCTCCACTAGCCAAGTCAGGCGGAGTTCGACTATCAGAGGCACCAGTTGTCCCAACAGGCGCACCTCTTGCCGGTCTTTATGACCCAACAAACCGTCCAGACGAACCAGTAACTACTGGTATCGATATGGGTGCAGGTCGTGGATCTGATGCTCTTATGATGCAACAGCCAGATGATACAAACTTCCGTGCAAAGATTATGGAATATATGCCAGTCTTGGCTTATGTATCAACTCTGCCTAACACATCTCCTGAGACTCGTGCGGCTATCCGCCAGTTAAGAGATTATGCGTGAGTTGGTACAACCGTATCGGTGATGTCGCATATAACTTCGTCAGCAAAGTTGGCGTTGGTGTAGAAAACATTGGTAAGTTTGGCGTAGATACTGCTACTAGTACAGCATCTGTAGCTAAGATGGCTTTTGATATTGCCACTGCTCCTTGGAATGATGCCAAAGAGTATAACGGTTTTATCAATACATTCAAGAGCGCTTGGAAAGAAAACGACGCTAAGATTGTAAAGCCTTTGGCTGACGCTGCTGGTGCCATTATGAAGGTACCGGGCGTTGCTCCAGCGCTTGAAACTATCTACGATATCAACCGCGACTATATTCGTGAGCCACTTACCACCGTTGCTTTGATGAACGGTGAGGTATACAAGACAGGCCCACAGGCATTCTTTGACCCTAACGCTTGGCGTCGTGCGTGGGAAGGCCGTGAGGAGATTGCTTTTGGTCAGGCTACTTATGGCCAGTACAAGGTTGCATTTGATCCTAAGTTTAATATCTATGATCCAGCAGAGCGGGAAGCAGCATTTAAGAAATCTGCTTGGGGCAGGGTTATATCAGGAACATACGATGCAGCAGCTCAAATATTTGGTGACGTTACCATTGTTGGTAGCAAGGCTATCAAGACAGTCAAGGCTGGTGAACTAGCACAGGGTGTTATTAAGACAGCCGATGATGCAGCACAGGCAGCTGAGGATATTACTAAGGCTCAGTACGGCGTAAACAACCGTTTTACTAAAGTACTTGAAGACTTTACTAATAATGACTCAGCCTACGCTATTGGTCACCCAATGGTTAAGTCATCATCTGAGCCAGGTCTTTTGGCGTTTATGCTTGGTCAGTCTAAGACTGTTGACGAGACTTCCCTAGTATTGCGTTCAGCGCTAGGTGACGCAGCCGCTCTTGATGAACTTGCCTTTGCTCGTGCAGATCTTACAGATGCACTTAAGGCTGCTCGTGGCGACCTTAGCGCAGTAGATGAGTACAAGCTCTTTGCGGCACCAGATGAGTCAGGAATGATTCCATTCCTTAATGATTCAAAGGCTGTCATTGACGAAGCTGAATCTAACTACAAGTCTCTTGTCCAGCAAGATGAATACTTTGCTAAGTTAATGCAGCTTGGTGAATCTGGTGGCTCACTTACACGCACCACTGGCTACCTTGCTCAAGGTGTTGATGACCTTGTTGCACAGGGCCGTGCTATGAAGTTTTACGATAAGTCTGTAGGCTCAGCAAAGGTAGATGTATTTCAGCCTACCCCATTCCACCGTCTATACCAGAAGGTATCTTGGTTAGCAGGAGAGCGTCCAGCAGGACTTGTAGACTTTAACGATCCTGATTCATACCGTGAGGTTATCGCTACTCTTACTCAGGCAGAGAAGTTGGTTGGTTATACACCTGCTGAGACAACAGTAATGCTTGATAACTATATGGCCGCTGCTACACCTGAACAGCGCTTTACCGCAACAATGAACTTAGAGGGCAAGATCTTCCGTGACATTGCTAAGAAGTACGGAATTGATGAAGAAGAAGCCCAGAAGATTTACAACAACTATAACGGTGCTCGCACCTCTGCCCTGACATCTGTTAAGGATAAGGGCTTTATGGTTGACACAGACGGCTCTATTATCAAGGTTCCTCAACTTGAGTCACAGAGTGCTAACTACCTACCAGTAATGGACTTTGCACTTTTGAACAACCTTCTTAAGCGTACCGGTTCAGATGTTGCACGCGTCACAGGTGCGGTATCAGACAAGGTAATCAGTTCAGTAGACTTGCTACAGGATATGTTTAAGGCCGGAGCGTTGCTTCGTCTTGGCTATACCCAGCGTAACGCTATCGACTCACAGCTTCGTATCCTTGCAGCCACTGGCGCTTTTACCAGCCTTCGTCACCTTGGTCCTGGTATCAAGAACTACATCTACAACACCAAGCAGGTTACAGCGCGTCTTATTGATCGCTACAACCCAATCAGTGAGGGACGTAAACTTGTAGATATCCAGAAGGACTCTGTCCTCTTGGCAAAGGAACTTGATGCCCTTAAGACAAAGATTAAGGAACTAGAGGCTAAGTTATCTTTAGACCCAACAGACGCTGAGTTGGCTACAGAACTTAACACAATCCGTTTGCTTCGTGAAGAGAAGTTGGCTGTATACCAGCACAACGCAGATGCTCTTGCACGCAACAAGCAGCTTAACCCTAAGCAGCGTATTGCCTCAGGATCATACACAGTGACCACATCAGATGGCGCTGAGTACATCCTTGATGACGCATTCGGTGGGCCACTCGGTGATATGTTCCGTAAGATTGCATCTTCCGGTAACTCATTCGAGCGTATGGTAGATAGCAACTCTGACATCTATGCACGCACCGTTGCATCAAAGGGTATTCAGGCTATCCGTCCATCAGACAAGGGTTACTTTGAGCAGTGGGCGCAGACACTTCGTACACAGTTTGGTAACTCAGAAGTTATCCGCCAGCTTAGTTCTGGTAAGAGCATTGACGATGTAACTGACTGGCTTGTATCATCACCAAAGGGTCGTGACCTACGCAAGCGTCTAGGCATTGCATCAGCAGATGCCAAGGAATATGTAGTTCGCATTAATGGTTTCTTTGACACATACTTGCCAGTAACTTCAGGTCTACGTCCTAAGTTGACAGAGATTACGGCAGCTGACCTACGCACCACATTTAAGGATCCGTCAGACCTTCCTGTTATTCACGGTCATCTACTAGAAGAGACACTCTTCAACAAGAGCGACAAGTTGATTAAGAAGGCTATCAACGGCGCATTTAAGTTGCTTGCAACTATGCCAGAAGATGCTTGGGCGCGTAACCCACTCTATGCAAAGTTGTACCGTGATGAACTAAAGCGTCGTGTTGATATTGCAGCTGGCCTTAAGGCAGAGGGCGGTCTTGCTGACAATGTTCGTCTTACTGTAGAAGAACAGCGTAAGATTATGGGCGCATCTCACAAGATTGCGCTACGCCAGATGAAGGGTATCCTCTTCAACATCGAGCGTCGCTCTAACCTTGCTGCGGCTATGAAGTACATCAGCCCATTCTTCTCTGCACAAGAGAACGCTTACAAGACTTGGCTTAAGTTGGCAGCTGCAAACCCTGCGATTGTTAACCGCGCTTACAATATTTGGCAGGCACCTAACCGTGCTGGCTTAGTTACTGACTACGAAGGTAACCCAATTCCACCAGGCAAGACATCTGGTAACGACATCATTTGGCTATCTTTGCCAAAGGGAATCACAAACCTACCAGGCTTAGGGTCACTAACTGAGATGGGTATTCCAAAGGGATCTTTGGATATCATCTTCCAGGGTGGTATGGATATGCTATTCAACGAAGGTAATCCAAACTTTGCCAGCGATATCCTCCCAGTAGGACCTTATGTAGCAGTCCCAGTATCTGAGATTGTCAAGCGTCAGCCTGGCCTTGAGGAATCTTTTAAGTGGGCTTTGCCATTCGGTCCAACAAAGGATGCAGTCAGTGCATTCCTACCTACTTGGTTCCAGAAGCTACAGACAGGTGCTGCTGGTCAGTCAGACCCACAGTTTGCTCGTTCATACCAACTCATCTTTGAGACAGAACAGCAGAAGGCTCGTGAGGCTGGACTACCTCCAGTAGATCCTAACAAGATTCTGAAGATGACTCAGTCTTACTGGAAGATGCGTTCAGCGGCTAACCTTATTATGCCGTTTGCTCCACAGTTCAACAGCCCTTACAAGTTCTATCTTGATAAGGCTCGTGAGTATCGACGCATCTACGGCATCAACGCCGATGCTAAGTTCCTTCAGGACTACCCAGACTTCTTTGACTTTACAACAACACTGTCTAAGAACCCTACCGGTATCCAGTCATCTGTTGCCGCAGTAGATGCTCTTAAGAAGAACTCAGGTCTTGTTGGAGAACTTGCAAAGATTGAACCTAAGTTGGTTGGTCTTGTTGCTAACGACCCGAGTGGCTATGACTTCTCACAGGCAGCATACGACTACCTTTATGGTAAGAAGATTTCACCTGATTCACCAGACAAGTTCCTGTCTGCCCAGTCTCCAGCAGAGGCTCAGCGTAAGACTGATGCTGAAAAGGGTTGGATTAAGTACAACCAGTTAATGGATATCATTGACACAGAGTTGCAAAAGCGTGGTCTTAGCTCCACCCAGGAAAAGGGAGCAGAGGACCTTAACGCAATTAAGTCAGCTGTTCTCCAGGACCTTTCAGTTAAGAAGGATGTTACTGGTAAGCCTGTTCTCAACAAGGCAACAGGGCAGTTAGAGCAGTCAGCCTGGTATGACGATTACCTAGATCAAGATGGTTCTAAGACAAACCGAGTAATCCTTGGCCTAGGCAAGATTCTTGAAGATAAGAAGTTTATGGCGGCTAACGCTGACAACCCAACTTGGAAGTCAGTCAAGGCTTATATCGAGTTCCGCAAGGTAATTGCAGCAGAACTAATTAACCGCCCAGTTAGATCTATTGACGCTAAAGACAACAAGGATGTCAGAGTCCTATACGACGCAATGATTGCCAAGTTGAAGAACGATGACAAGCTAGGCTTCGCCTATGTCTATGACCGTTTTTTGTCACAAGATTTAATTGTAGACAAATACCTCACACCAAAGGAATCTAAGTAATGGCAGATATGTATGATGCGCTGGTAGCGGCTGGTCTTATGACCAAGGAGCAAGCCGCTTCTGCACGTGAGGCTGCTGCTAAGGCAAAGGCTACTGGAGATGCAACCAAGCCTAAGAAGTCTGGTACTTATGTATCAACTCAGATTTCCTCACGCGTACCAGATGAAGATGCTCTTAAGAAGAAGATTAACGATGTATTCCAGCAGTACTACGGACGTGATGCTAACCAGTCCGAGGTAGATGCGTGGCTTCCACAACTACAGAAGCAATACACTTCTAAGGATGGCAAGTCTAAGACAACAGTAAAGTCTACCTATAAGAACGGCCAGCTTGTCAGTACTGAGTACCTTACAGCTGAGGGAGAAGACCCTGCTGTATGGATTGACAGCAAGATTAAAGAGCAGGTCCTTACCGGCGATACTCCAGTAAACAAGCTCAATATCCCAGAGGGACCTACAGGAAAGTACTTCGTTGATCTGAAGAACTTTGCTGGTGCTAACGGTATTCGCCTATCAGATGAGGCCGCTACAACCTACGCAAAGCAGATTGTGGCAGGGGCTGTAGATGAGAACACAGTTCTCGGAACTATCCGTGAATCAGCAGCAACAGCCTTCCCTTCTCTTGCTGAAAAGATTAAGAACGGTATCAACCTCAAGACCTTGGCAGATCCTTATATCCAGTCTATGAGCGACATACTAGAAGTACCGTCATCATCTATTGACTTGTTTGACCCACATATCCGTAGCGCCTTGTCCTACACAATGAAGGACGGCGCAGTAGGAACTAAGTCAATCTACGACTTTGAGCGTGAACTCCGCAAGGACCCACGTTGGCAGTACACCGAGAAGGCCCGCAAGGAAGTTGCTGGTGCAACTATGCAGGTCCTTCGTGACTTTGGACTACAGGGGTAACGATGGCTACAGATACAAGTTCGCTTAGCGGTATTGAAAAGGCATCTAGCGCTAAGGCTAAGGCTAAGGCACGCAAAACCCTTGACGCTATGGCGGTCACAGAAGATCCTATTCCTACACGTGCTGACCTTGCACGCATAGGTGTAGATGCAGCTAATGCCAACACAGCTACTTTTACATCTGATGCCAACAAAACTCGTTTAGAAAAACTTGCCGAAGAAGAGATGATTCGCAAGTCTAATGAGGGAATCGCAAAGTACGAGGCAGAAGCACAGGAAGAACAAAAGAAGAAGACTGTACCAACCCCAGGTCAAGGTACATCTAACAAGCTTGTAGCACCTGATGGAACAGTCTTTGATGATGCCACAGCCTATGCTGCTTATGTTGGATACCTCGGAGACAAGCAGAGCGCCTTTGATATCAACAAGCGTTCAAGCCAGTCAGCCTTTGATTTGATGTACGCAGAGTTTGCTAACTATGGACTCGCTGCCCTAGTAGAGCCGCTACGTGGCCTAGTACAGAACGGTATCAGCGGTGAGGAGTTTACCCTCCGCCTACGTGAGACCGACGCCTATAAGAAGCGCTTTGCCGCTAACGCAGAGCGTATTGCTAAGGGTCTTACTGCACTCAGCGAAGGTGAGTATCTCGCCAAGGAAGACGCATACCAGAACATTATGCGTAACTATGAATTGCCAAAGTCTTACTATGCCAAGGACTCACTAGGCACACAGGCTGGATTCCAGCAGTTGCTTGCCAACGATGTATCAGCGGCAGAACTAGAAGAGCGCTTGGTCCAGGCTAAAGATCGTGTTATTAACACAAACCCTGAAGTAGCCCGAGCACTCAAGGCCTACTATCCAAACATTCAGGACGGCGACATTCTCGCCTATGTACTGGACCCAAAGAACGCTCTCAAGGAAATCCAGCGTAAGATATCAGCAGCTGAGATTGGTGGAGCAGCACTTGCTCAGGGACTCACAGCGGGTGTATCTCGTGCTGAGGAACTTGCAGGTCTTGGTGTCACCAAGCAGCAGGCTCAGCAGGGTTACCAGAACGTTGCTGAGATGGCACCACGTGGTAGCGAACTATCAGCAATCTACGGTCAAGGTCCATACGGACAGACTGAAGCAGAGGCTGAAGTATTCGGTACAGCAGGTGCAGCTGAGGCTACTAGAAAGCGCAAGAAGATAACAGAATTAGAGAAGGCTTCGTTCTCAGGCTCATCAGGAGTCGGAGCACTTGGCCGTGATCGTGCCAATAACTATGGCAACACCCAGTCAGGCTTCGGAGCCTACTAACTAGACCTACCTTACGAGAGACCGGCGTGTAAGGAGTGAGACCTAAGACCGGTAGCAAGAGCCATATAGACAATCCCCAAGTCTGTATGTGGCTTGCGATTCAACTAATATGAATGGGAGATGGACTATGTCCAATTTCGAGTACGAGGACGAAGACGACGATATCACTACTAATGGTGATAACGGAAATGATCTCGTTAAGCAACTGCGTAAAGCAGCAAAGCAGAAGGATAAGGAACTCCAAGAGCTAAAGGCTCAGTTCGAGAACCTTAACAAAGCACAACGTGAGCGAGCAATCAAAGAC